GATCCGGACGCGGCTGCCGGTGATATTCCAATCTGTGACGCGAAGACTTCGCCCGGTGCGTATGACCTGACCTTTACTGTCGCTGGCCTGTTCAGCTTCGCTGGTGATAGTGGGTTGCAGACCGTTGGCTGTACGCTGTATGACGTGAGCGCAAAGGCGATGCACGGGGACAGTCTCGCCGTCGTGGTCAACAATCAGGCCCCGATCGCGGGCGTGGCGTCGATTGACCTCACGTTGACCATCGGCGAGGCCATGACGCCGACCGATGTCTGCGCGCAGTTCACGGACCCGGACGATCCGACGTTGACCTGCACGAGCAGCGACACGGGCGAGGGCACCGGCGCGGACAAGCGAGCGACGGGGATGACCGCCACCAACGGGGCTCTCGTCGGCACGATCTCGGGAAGCGCCGGCGACTCTGGTTCCTTCGTCATCACGGCGACTGATTCAGCCGGGAACACGGCGACGATTCCGGTAGGCTGGACGTTGCGGGCGCAAGCTGAGGTGCCAGATTGTTACGGGTTAACACAGTCCGCGTGCGATGCCGCAATCGTTGCGTTGGGTCTTGAACACGATGTCTATGCGCAGTGCGAAGAAGTCTCTGGCATCTCGCCCGGACACGCGGTCGCGCAGTATCCTGCCGCCACGGCGCAGGTTACGTATGGCTCTACCGTGCGCGTGGTGTACTGGAACGGGGCCTGTCCGCGTAGCAATGGGCGCACCGTTGCCAGCCGTAAGTATGCACGCAACAAACCGATAGGTAGTGTTGACTACTCGTCCTACGTTACTACCGGCGACGCGCCGCTATTGTCCTGTGCGCTGCGCGTCCTGGGGGATTCGTTCGCGTCAACCACCGCGAACGGCGCCGGCACGGCTTCGCGCACATTGATCCTTGCGGATGCCTCAGCAGTGTCGCCCGGTGATTGGCTCAAGATCGGCGCGAGCACTTATCGTTCAGTGCTGACGGTCAACTGGGCAACGAATCAGGTTCGCCTGCGCGACGCGGCAACATGGAGCAATGGCGCGTCTGTGGATGCGTTGACCGTGTTGGCCGCGAGTATTCCTGGTTTGTCGTTCGCAGCTGGCACCTGTATCTTTTCCGGCACGCCGACAACGTCGGCTTCGACTGGGAACTTGCTGATCCGTGCGACCGACACCGCAGGCAACTATGTGGATCTGCCCTGATGCCGTTTCAAATTGACATCGTAGATCTTGCCGACTATGTCGGGCAATCCGCCGATGATGCGGAGACGGCCATCGTTGCGCAGGGGTTGACCGTGCGACGCGCGTATGATTATGACGACGTGGTTGCTGCTGGTGTCGTGTTGGCGCAGGATGTCGCGGCAGTCGGCGAGGAGCACGTGGTCATTTTGACGGTCTCGCTGGGCTGGGGCGCGTCTCTCAATCCAATGCACATTGCGGCGATTCGCACGCGTGCGGCTACGCGGCGCACGCTGCGCATTAGGTACACGCCATGAGCGCCCCTCGCACCAAACTAGCCGTTGTACCGCGCGCGGCTAAACGCACGAAGGTCAAGGTCGTAGTAGACGCGTGCACGCGCTACGCGGATGACGTGGTGTCCGGAAAGGTGGTTGCCGGGCCGTTGGTGCGTTTGGCGTGCCAGCGGCACTTGATCGACCTTGAGCGCGGCAAGGAGCGCGGCTTGGTGTGGTCACCGGAAAAAGCCGCGCGCGTGGACGGGTTCTTTCGCGATGTCCTGCGGCTCAACGGTGGGGAATTCGAGGGCCGGCCGTTCGAGCTGCATCCGTCGCAGCAGTTCATCGTCGGCTCTTTGTTCGGTTGGCATATGGAGGATGGTTGGCGCCGGTTTCGCGTGGCGTATGTCGAGATAGGCAAGGGCAATGGCAAGTCGCCTCTCGCCGCTGGCATCGGGCTGTACATGATGACTGCGGACAATGAAGCACGCGCCGAGGTGTACTCGGTCGCGACCAAGCGTGAGCAGGCGCAGATTCTGTTTCGGGACGCCGTGGCCATGGTTCAGCAATCCCCGGCCCTTGCGAAGCGAATCGAAGTGCTGGGCGGTTCGATGCCGTGGAACATGGTCCATTCTGCGTCGCATTCCTTTTTTCGCACGTTGTCCAGCGACGAAGGGCAATCGGGTCCGCGTCCGCACTGCGTGCTGGTGGACGAGCTGCACGAGCATGCGGATGATAGTGCCGTGGAGAAGCAGCGCGCGGGCATGAAGTCGCGGCGCCAGCCGCTGCAATTCGAGATCACCAACTCCGGCTTTGACCGGCTGTCTGTTTGTTATCGGCACCACGACTATGGGCGGCGCTTGCTGGATGGGCGCGTGGATGATGACGAGCGATTCGTCTACATCTGCGGCATGGACGACGAGGATGACTGGCAGGACGAATCGGTGTGGGTGAAGGCCAACCCGCTACTTGGCACAGCGGTCACGCTGAAGTATCTGCGCGGGCAGGTACGCGAGGCGCGCGGCATGCCTAGCAAGCAATCGCTGGTCAAGCGTTTGAATTTTTGCGTGTGGGTTGATGCGTCGGCGCCGTGGATCGACGGCGATATCTGGCGCGCTGCGGTTCGCCCGTTGAACCGTGAGGCGCTGCGTGGCCGGCGCTGTGTCGCGGCGCTTGATCTGTCGGGCAAGAATGACCTCACCTCTCTGACCCTGTACTTCCCTGACGAGACGCCGCATCAGGCGCTCACCTATTTCTGGACCCCGGAGGATACGCTGTCGCGTCGTGAGGAGCGAGACATGGCACCCTACGCTCAATGGGTGCGCGAGGGCCATCTACTGACTACTCCGGGCAAGGCGATAGACTATGGCTTTGCCGCCGCGAAGCTGCGCGAGCTGATGGCCGAATTTCGGATCACGGAGTTGTCGTTTGACCGCTGGCGCATGGACGATTTTATTCGGGAGTTGGACGAACTGGGGATTGTGTATGAAGTGGTAGAGTTCGGCAAGGAGCCGGAAACCCTGCCGGATTTGATCCTGCACAATCATGGTCAAGGTTTCCGCGACATGGGGCCGGCTGTGGATGCTGTTGAGACAGCGTTGCTGAACGGTGAGCTGTTGGTGGATGCAAATCCTGTCATGACCATGTGCGCGGCCAACGCGGTGCTCACGGTTGATCCCGCGGGCTCGCGAAAATTCGACAAGCGACCGGGCAAGAGTACGGGTCGGATTGACGGCGTGATTACGTTGGCGATGGCCGCTCGGACTGCGCAGCTGTCGCCAAAAGAGTCCAAGAGTTTTTGGGAGTGATGGCATGAAGCTGCCGCGTTGGTTTGCTGAGATGATGCCATCGCGCAAGATGGATACGCTTGAGCTTTGGAAAACGGTCATGGGCGGGCGCGAGACGTGGGCTGGCCGCACGATTACGGTGGAAAGTGCGTTGCGGGTCGCGGCGGTACTTGGCTGTGCCCGTGTGATCTGCGAAGGCGTGGCGATGCTGCCGTGGAAGGTGTACCGCTCGCTAGGTCGCGGGATTGCCCCTGCATCGGAGCATCCGCTGTTTCCGCTGCTATCGCATCGCCCCAACCCCGTTCAATCGTCCTACGAATTTGTCGAGACGATGATGTTGCATATGGTGTTATGCGGCGGCGCTTTCGTCTGGACCCCGCGTGTCGGCTCTCGTCGCCAGATCGACCAGCTGTGGCTGCTCGATCCGGGCTGGGTAACCGTGCGTGGCGAGTTTGGCGCACCTCCGACGTACGAGGCGCGCATTCCAGGGCGGCAGCCCGTGACGCTTGGGGCAGAGGATGTGTGGCATGTGCGCGCGCTGTCCTGGGCCAACTACTTCGCGCTGGAGCCTGTACAGCTGGCGCGCGAGGCGCTGGGCCTTGGGCTTGCCCTGGAGGAGGGTCAGTCCCGCCTGGTTGGCCGCGGCCAACGTGGCAGCGGTTACGTGGCAGTGGACGGGACTCTGACGGGCCCTCAGCATAAGCAGTTGAGCGAATGGCTCGCCAAGAGTGCAGGAGCGGCTAATGCCGATACGCCCTTGATTCTGGACCGTTCGGCCAAGTGGGTAAGCACGAGCCTGACAAACATTGACGCACAGACGTTGGAGCAGCGCCGCTTTCAGCTGGAGGAGATTTGCCGCATAATGCGTGTTTCTCCGCTGATGGTCGGGCATACGACCGCGGGC